ACAGGCAGCGTACTGCTCATCCCATAGGAAGTCGAACGGCTGGGTGATGAGAACGTCACTCTCCACCAGGATGAAGCCGTCCTTCAAGATGCCCCACAGATACTGCACCGACATCATGTGCTTCACGCTTCCATAGTTGCTCTTGTGCGCCAACTCCCAGCACTTGTCGGGATAGTTGGCCAGTTCCTGGTCGAAGTTGACGAGCTGCTGCTTGCGGTTGTTTAGCACCTTCACACCTTTTATCCTTCGTGTGAATGGTCTCTTGTCGCTATTGTCAAGCACCGTCACCGGCCAGTCGCAACCCACCTTGCGGATGCTCAGGATACACGCCTCGGTGAGTTCGGGGGTGTTGTAGTGTACTATTGCAATTTGTTTCATTTCGTGTCGGGATTAGGTTCTGTTGGTTGTGGCGTGGGTTGTGCGCCACTGAGTTTCGGGCTTCCGAGCTCTGCCAAATTGGTGCTGACGTAGATGGTGTCGCCACCTTCCACGGCTGGGCGGTCGTACTGCTGGCGGATTTCGTTCACCGTAGCTGCACCGGTCTGCAACTGCAATTGGTCCACCTTTGCCTGTGCCTCCTTATCGAGTCTGAGCAGCGGCTGTTCACACATGTGGATGCGACGCTTACCGAAGTCTTCGCGCGTCAGCAGTTTGCGGTTCAGTTCCTGTTCCATCTCGGTGATGTCGGGCTGCACCGTGCGCTGTAGATATTCCAGCGTGGCGTTGGTGTAGGTGGTGTAGTGAGAGTTGGTGTCGAGCATCAGCAGGGGGCGCGGGGTGCCGAAGAATCGGGCCACGTCGTCCAGTCCCATATTCATGTGCTCCATGAGCTGCATGTCCTGTGCGCTCATGCTGATAGGCACAACCTTGTCGAGACCTCTGAGGCTCACGATGTCCTGGTTGTAGATTTCCTCATTAATCTCTTTGGCATAGTTTTTCATCTGATTCGGGTCGAAGAGTCCCTGTGAGATAGGACTGTAGCCACTTGCGGGTGGCTGCTCTCCGATGAAGGCTTTCATGCGGCCACCCTTGGCAGCAGTCTCGAGTGCCTGGTTGCTCTCGGTCTTAATCAGCGATAGCGTGTCGGCTGCATACTGGATGGTAGAGATACCCCAGAAGCCGTCGTAATAGCGGAAGGTGTTCGGGAAGTGGAGCACGTCTTCACGCGGGGCTTCCACTTTAAAGCGCACGCCACCTTCGCCCAGGTACGTCAGGGCGTAGGTGCCGGTGATTTCGTTATAGCCGCCACATTCCGCCAACCATAGTGCGCTGGGGTCACGCCACTCGTCGCGCTCGATGTAGATGAAGGCATTGCCCAGCATGAGCCTCCGGATGACCACCTGCTCTATGAGCGATGCAGCGGTGCTTATCGGGTTGGGTTGCACTTGCAACAGATAGTTGATGTTGCGCCCAGGACCCCACATGTCGGGCACGAAGTTGCCGCCTGCCGCGTTCATCTTCTGATACTGGATGGCGAACTGCGCCTCAGTCTTGGCTCGCAGTTCAACGGCTCGATACACGGCAGACACCGCGAGTGCCATCTGCGGCGAACGCACGCGCACCTTCTTCTCCTCGAAGGTTCCGCCACTGATCTGCTGGTTGCTGGCATCGTTTGGGTCGGTGGTCTTCGGAACTCCCGTTGCCTCGCGTCGGCGGAAAAAGTTTGCAAAAATTCTATCCATAGTTATCTCGTTTTTCTTTTCGGGCGGTTTGTGGGCTCGGGGTTACTCCGTGCGGCAAAACCGCACGGCACACTATTTATCATTCACTATCTGCTGGCAGAGGAACTGGATGGTGTTCTCCTGTCGGCAGGCGTTGAAGGTCTCAGGCAGTATCTGGTACGTCTTGCCCTGCCACTGAATGCGGCTACGTTCCGTAATGATGTTGTTCCACCTCATACGCACAATCTTCACACCGTAGGCATCCAGCGCGCCGGCGGTCATGCCGCTTTTGCCCTTTTGCCAGTCCACATTAGCGTGGATGCAGGCGGCAGGCTCGAACTCGATGCCTGCGCTGTCGAGTCCGAACTTGCCCTGCTGTGCCTCCTTGCGGTTGAGGATGGTGATGCGGTCTTTGAGAAATCCAGATGAATACGCCATTTACTCAGCCGTTTCGGTTTTGGTGGGTTCGGGGAATAGTGCCTCGTAGGGTGTCCAGTCGATAGCGTCCTTCTCACGCCATCCGTCTTCCACACTCTGGTGGATATGGTTCACGGCGGCGGTGTAGAAGTCGGTGGATTCTTCCATCGTTCCGAAGGTGTGATACACGGGTGTTCCGCCCTCACGCTCGCCCAGTTTGAACGTCACGGGCAGTGTCGCGCCCTGTGTCTGCACGGCCATGTCGTAGGCAGCCTTGAAGTTGAATTGGTTCTCCTGCGAGAGCCACACGGGCTTGTCCTGCCACACCAGCCCGCTCAGAATCTTCTCGTCGGTGCGATGGTTGATGTCGCCCAGGATGGCAGTCTTCACGATGTCGAGAGTCAGGGCGTTGGTAGATGTCTTGTTCAGTGACACCTCATGCCACTCGTAGAGGTAGCCGTCCACTTGCTTCAGTCCGTAGCTGATGACTATCTGCGTGCCTTCGGTGCGCACGGCAGCAAAGTCGCTCAATGTTCCGTTTACTTTCATAATTCCAAACTTTTTATGATTACTTTATCTTTCGCCCATTATGCGGCCAGGGGTTTACTCGCCAGTCCGAGGTCGATGGCAATGTGTCGGCTGGCGGTATGGGAGAGGATGCCGAGGTAGGAGTCCATTGTACGCTGTGCTTTCTCTTCGTCATGCAGGTCGAGCGATTGGATGCGGGCTGTCATGCGTTCCAGCGTCCGGCGGCTCACGTAGTCGCGGTAGGGCTTTAGGAATGCGCCCAGGAACTCCACGCCCTGAAGCACCTCACGGATGTGGAGTTTACCCATGTGCAACTGCAGGCCCAGTTCGTCGGCCAGGAACTCGCGCTCACGGGGTACTTGAGCAAGCAGCCACTCGCGGTCGGGGTCTATCTGCGTAGAGTCATCGACATAGCGGCCGTAGTGTCGGCACAGGATGTCGCGCTTCACGAACTGGTCGAAGGGATTCAGATAGACATTCGAGAATAGTTGCGAGGTGAGGTTGCCAATGGGCAGGGCCAGTCCCGGATCCACGAAGCGCATACACTTGGCATGGTCGATGTCGTCCCAGTCGTGAAGGTCGCCCACGATTTGGCAGTGTGCCATCGGGTCAAGCATCACGATCTGCTCTGTCAGCCACAGGATGAATGAGAAGTCGCGGATGTCGGCCCAGGTGGTGGCGGATGTCAGCAGTACGCCACTGGGTATGCCCTCTATGTCTTCACTCAGTCCGACGCGGTGGGTGCTCATATTCAGGAGCGAAGCGGTGGCTATCTTCAGCAGTCTTGCCCTGTCAATGTGCATAAAGTAGCCGCGAATGTCGAGCGACAGGGCATAGGCTGGTTGCTGCCAGTTGTGGGTGGCTTGTTGGATGTGGTGGCGCAGTCGGCTGATGCCGTAGTGGGTGCCGCGGCCTTCTATGCAAGAATAGCTATCGGCAATGAAGGTGCGCTCAAACAGCTGGTGGGTATAGCGGAAGTAGAGGTGATGCACGATGCGGTCGCGGAACATGGCGGCAAACACCTCGCGCTTTTTGGGATAGCTGACGACGAAAGCACTTAGAGGGTTGCGCCTCGTACCTCCGTGTCATCAGGTCGTCGCACAACTCATTCAGATTTTCGGCCAGATTCGCCTCGAATTTCTGCACATACGACATCTTGTGCTTGTGGCGGGCAGCGTCGTAGTAGGCCACATAGAGGTCGTAGAGAAGTTGCTGGCGTGTTAGTCTGTAGCCCGTCTGGGCTGTGGGCGAAGTCTGAATGATGGTGTCTGACATTGTGATAAAAAATGAAGGCGGCTTTCATCATGCGATTGTTTGCCGTGTGGAACTGTACCCGTGACGTGCGTCAGCCGGTGTAGTGATGAGTGCTGCACTGCCCTGCGGGCGAAGCCGTTGAACCGATTGTTGTTGTTCTGCGGGTTCACTCCGCCCGAGTTGAAGTTCAGGTTCCTGCCGTTGGTCTGCGAGTTGAGCGAACGGGACCAGTAGTTGCCGTTCGAGCCTCGGTTGTTCCAGGACTGCCCGTTGCCGTTGCCACTGCAGGCGAAGAAGAGCAGCCTGCTCCATGAGCCGGAGGACTGCTGCGCCCTGATGTGCTGAGGGGGCGGTTGCCACCTTATACGATCGGACTGCGGAAACTGTGAAGCGGTAGCCGCTGTCTGTCTTTGTTTTTTCTCACGCCCTACGGACGCAAGACGGGCAACCTATGAACTAATCTTTACCCTGCGCTGTGTCACTGTCTTTGTTAGGTACTGGCATCGCAATGCCGCCTTCGTGGGTTAATAATTATAGGATGGATGCTATCTGGTGTTGCAGACTGGCTATAAACTGACGGTTATCGTTGTCGGTGTGCATCTCCAGTCGGTATGCCAGGAGTTGTGAGAGGATGCCGCCCGGTGGTGGCTGTGCTGCTTGTTGTTGTGCCGCAGCTGTCGGGGCGGTTTTTGCCGGTTTCTTCGCCGGTGGTAGTTTGTTGCCTTCGGCGTCGATGTTGTCGGGCTTGGCTGATAGCAGGATGCCGTCGCGCCATTTCTGGAAGGCTTCGTGCAGACGCTCGTAGGTCACCTGGGTGCCGTCGGTTGGCTGTGGCAACTGAATGGTGACGACGATGTGCTTTTCCTCGGTCGAGGTAAAGTCCGTCCGTTCGGGTACGAACTTCTCCAGCGACTTGATAGGGAATCCTACGAAGCAGAAGTCGCTGCCTCCGCTGGCGAGATTCTTCTTGCTCACCTTAAGCGGCTTGCGGTCGCCCTGCTGCTGATGGCGCACCTTGTCGCTGTAGGTGATGGCTACGATGAGCCATGCGCTCCATTCGTAGGCGCGATAGAAATCGCCCATCTGGAAGAGGTGGATTTTGTTCCACTCTTGCGGCTGTTGTCGGTTGCGCTCGGTAGCGAGTACGTCTGCTATTTTTGCCATTGTCTATTGCGTTTTAATTGTCTTCGCCACCTTGGTCGCTCTTTCCAGCCTTGCCGCCTTTGGCCGCTATCGCGGCCTTTAGCGTCAAGACCGGAAAGAGCGCGGGTGGGTAAAGATTAGTTACTGCACTGCCCTGCGGGCGAAGCCGTAGAACCGATCGCTGCTGTCCTGCGGGTACACTCCGCCCGAGTCGAAGTTCAGGCCCCTGCCGCCGGTCTGCGAGTAGAGCGAACGGGACCAGTAGTAGCCGCGCGCGCCTCGGTAGTGCCAGGACTGCCCGTTGCCGTAGCCACTGCAGGCGAAGAAGAGCAGCCTGCTGTTTATCTTCGACTTCAGATAGATTCCCACGATGCTGTTCACCGTCACCAGTTTGTTGGCCTGCGATGCGTCGATGACGGTCTCGCCGTCGGCCTGAACGTAGTCGATGTTAGCGAAGAGCTCGGCAAAGTCTTCCGTCGATGGGTCGCGCCACGGTGCGCCGAGGATGGCACGGGCAGCATCGAACGACAAGCCTGCGTTGGCGGTCAGCTGTGCGCCCGGTGTCTGGGCGTATGGGCCTTCGTTGTTCTCGCCCCAGTTGTAGGAGAATGCAGAGTCAGATATAGGATTGTGGCCCTCGGTGTTGCCCCAACTGAAGAACGTACACTCATAGACAAACGGCGACGGCTTGCCGTCCACCTCGGCGAACCCGCTCTGCTTGGTCACGTCGATGTTGGCGATTGCCCACAGACGTCCGCTGGGCAGTCCCATGTCCACCCACAGGTCACTCTGCGAGGCTGGTCGCTCCAGTCCCTCGATGCCTACGATGTTCCAGTTGGTGCCGTCGTAGATGACGGTGACGGTGCAGCCGCCCTTGACGAGTCCGGCTTGCAGGGCAGCACCCTGGATGAACAGCGGTTTGGCTCCCGTCGAAGAGATGTTGAGCGTCGCGCTGTCCACGTTGATAGAGTTGGTGAAACGGATGCTCACCGGCATGTTCTTCAGCAGGATGAAGCTGGGGATAACCACTACCTTGGCGGCTGTGTCGGCAGCTGTGTCGCATACACCAAATCCCAGTCCTATCTGTGCGCCGTCAGTGATAGCGTTCTGCTTGGCGTTCCATGCCGTGCGCTCGGCGGCAGTGATGTGTACGGTGGTGTTGCCCGTGTGGCCGTTGAACGTTCCCGTCTGCACGTAGCCTGTCAGGATGTTGTCAATCTCCGTCTTGGTGTAGTAGTCGGCAAGGGCAGTGGTGATGGCGGTACTGATGCGCTGGTTCAGTTCGGCGTTCGTTGGCAGGTCGGTGAGTTTCGTTACCAGGGCTGCGGTGATGCCACTCTGGATGGCTGCCCACTGTGCTGCGGTGAAGCTGGAATTGTTCAGGTCGTACTCCCACGACCAACCTGTGCCGTCCACCCACTTGTAACGCTTATAGACGGTGTTGCCCGCCGCGTCGGTAGCGATGACAAACGCATAGTCGTTGGCGTTGGCCGTCACTTGCTCCAGGTCTTCGAGGCTGTTATATGTGCCCTTGAAGTCGGCGGTTGCGGTAGAGATGCTGCTGTTGACGAAATCCTTATCAGCGAGCTGATTCTGTGCCGTTGCCTGTGCGGGAATCTTGCCGTTGATGGTGTCTATAGCGGTCTGCAAATCCTGCTCCGCGCCTTCGGCACGGGTTTGCTCGGCAGCGATGGCCTGCGTGTTGCCGGCTATCTTGCCGACGAGTGTCGTGTCGGCCTGCTGGCGGGCTTGCGTCTCGGTGTCGATGTTGCCCTGAAGCGTCTGCTCAGCAGCCTTGGCACGTGTCTCTTCGTCATCGATATGCTCTTGCAGATCAGTGTCGGCATTCAGACGAGTGCGTGCCTCTGCTTGCAAGTTATCGAGAATGGTGGTGTCGGCATCGGTGCGAGCCTGTGCCTCGGTGCTGATGGCCTGTGCGTTGGCGAGTTCGGCCTGCTGTGCACGCGACGTCTCTTGAGTGAGTGCCTGCTGCTGGGCGGTGTCGGCCTGCTCGCGGGCAGTGGCCTCGGCGGTGACGGCTGCTTTGCGGTCGGTCACTTCCTGGGCGATTGCGTCTGTTAGCGTGCCCTCGGCAGTCTCAGCGCGGGTAATCTCAGCGTCAATCTTGGCGTCGAGTGCTGCGTCAGCGTCGGCACGAGCCTGCTGCTCGGCGGCAACGGCCGCACCACCAGTCTGGTCAATGACGTCGATGTTAGACTGTAAGGTGGCCTCGGCAGCCTTGGCACGTTCCTCTTCGTCGTCGATATGATTTTGTAGGATAGTGTCGGCCTCGGAGCGAGCATGTGCCTCGGTGCTGATGGCCTGTGCGTTGGTGAGTTCGGCCTGCTGTGCACGCGCTGTCTCTTGAGACAGTGCCTGCTGCTGGGCGGTGTCTGCCTGCTCGCGGGCAGTGGCCTCGGCGGTGACGGCTGCTTTGCGGTCGGTCACCTCTTTGGCGATTGCGTCTGTTAGCGTGCCCTCGGCAGTCTCGGCGCGGGTAGTCTCAGCGTCAATCTTTACATCGAGTGCTGCGTCAGCGTCGGCACGGGCACTGGCTTCGGCGGTGATGGCCTGCTCGCGGTTAGTCACTTCCTGCTGGAGACCTTCCTTGGTCTCGGGGGCTTCGTTCAGAATGGTCTGAACCTCTTCGCCCGTCTGGGTCAAAAGAAAATTTGCCATATTCTTGTCTTTTTTTTATTGTTATTGTTTCTTTGCCAGCACATAGATATTCATCAGGTCACGTGTGACGAACACGTTGCCGTCGCAGTCGCACAGCAGTTCGTAGTTCTCCGTCGCGTCGCTCTCGGTGATGCGGGTGTATTCCACCAGATGCTCTTCATCAGCACAGGCGGGACAAGCGAGGAAACGCGGGCACGGTACAGGACTAACGAAGCAGAGCATCTGTATATCGACACGTCTGCGCTCGCCGCTTACGTCACCGTCAACCATGTCGTAGGAACAGACGGCCGTCACCTTGCCAATCATCTTCGAGGTGTCGAACGAGAAATAACAACCATCTGCGGCGATGATGCAGTCCGACTTCTTGATTTCCACCGATTCTCCCATCATGCCGTAGGTCAGCAGGATGGTGAAGTCGTCGGAGTCGATGTCGAAGTTCTTGTCCTTGATGTCTATCTTGAACTTTGCCAGTTCTCCTTGGGGAATGATTCTACTTGCGTCCATGTGTTATTCTGTTTTTAAAAATTCGTCACAATCCTTCCTGATGTCAGCCACGTCCTTGCGCAGCGTCTGGCACACCTTTTCAGTAGGTTCACCAATGGCTGCATACCGGCTCCGCGTCCTGACCATCCGCATCAGCAGTGCGGCATACTGCTCCGCCTGCTCTTCCGTCGGTTCGGTGATATTGCCAAAGCCGAAGTCAAGGTCGGTCTTCACCGTTTCCAGATGTTCTATCAGCGTGTCGCGCTCAGCCTGCAAGTCGGTGCGCCCGTCCAGTCGCATCTGGTCTTTGATGAGTAAGTCGAAACCATACGGCACGATGCTCATGTTCTGCGCACTGGCCGGCGAGCGTTGCTGGTAGCCCTGGTCGGTCAGCATCAGTGCTGCATGATAGAACTTGGGCGGAATCTTGCCGCCGTTCATGTCCTTCACGTTGTCAAGCGTGCGGCGCACGAGGGCCAGCACGGTGTCCTCTGCTGCCGAAGCGTAAAGTTCAAGAGCACCGTCTTCGCAGTCGAAGTCAATACGCGAGTGCTGCTTGATGTAGTCTATTGTCAGGAATTTCATATCTCTGCCTTTTTTTTACTTAGCGGCAGAAATACGCCTTGGGGTTTACCCTTCAGAAGTCTGAAGGCTGATGTATGATGGATGATGTGTTTTTCGTAGGGATAAAAAAAAAGAGGCGACCGCTGTCGCCTCGAAAAAATAATAACTAAAACAAATCTTCTAAAAAATAATAACTAAACTAAACCTTAAAACCTTACTTACTAAAAGATAAGCAACTTTCAATATTCAATATTAATTACTCAATGGTACATCATCACGCCTCACGGCGTTTTATCATCGTCTTTGTGTATTTCTACGCTCGTGTCGCCCTTCTGTATCTTCACCTCCAGTCCCAGCTCAATGGCTCGGAACGCGTAGATGACGACGGGGAACAGAAGAAGCTCTCCAACCGCCGTGAGCACGCTCCCGTCTATCACGCCCATCGGCGGCAATAAAAACCCAGCAACAATCAATCCCATCGAGACGATGAAGCATACAAGTGTCACTAGTTGGCAGAAGCAGCACTTCTTCTCGGTCTCGCTACCGTTACGCAGTTTGTCTAATGTGCACATAAGCCGCGCCCTCCCCTACTTCGTCCAATCTTGAAAGATTTTCTTTACGACGGGGAATGCCAGCACAGCCAGCACCACCACAGCTATTGCTATCACGTAGGCGTGGCTATACAATGCGTAGCCTGTGCCGCCGATGGCTCCCATGACGTATGCCATCAGGATCACCATTCTAAGAATCTGTTTTGCCTGTTCCATGTTTCCAAAGTTTTGATTGTTCAACTATCGGACATATTACGGCTGTGGGTTTACTCACGGCAAAATTCGGCTCACTCTCACTGCCAGCCATACGATGAAGCCCAGCAGGGCAACGGTGCCGATGATGGTCAGTCCCCACTCCATTGTCGAGCGTTTGCGCTCTACATACTCCGTCACCTTGTAGGGCACGGGGATGCTGTCGTGCGTAGCCTGGTAGATAGTGTCGTGACTGGTGCGCTCGATGTATTTTGTATGCCAGCGGTCAATGGTCACGGTGTCGCCCTTCTCGCTCACACGGATGGAGTCGTGCAGATAGATGCTGTCGCGCTGCTGCTGAGTAATGCGCACCGTGTCCGTCCGATGTTCAATGACTGGCACATACTTCGTCGTGGTGCAACCGAACAGCATAGCGCATAGCACTATGCCGATAATCACACCAATCACGGTGCCTATCACTTGTGCGCAACCTTGTTTTTTGGATATACCCTTGTTGGGGTCATACCGCCAGTTATCGTTTGGATTCTTATAATTCATAGTTAGTACACCATTTTAGTTCACCATTTTAGTCCACCATTTGTATCGGAGCACCAATGTTTCTGTGATTTCCGTGATTTCTGTGTGACATTAATCATTCAGTTCCTTGTATTCCACTTTCGCATCGAAGCAGGGGCACGCCTTGATACGCTCCCACGGGTCCACGATGCCATTGCCGTTCAAGTCAGGCGAGATGTCGCGGTGCCCCAGTATCTCCGCCTGCGGGTAGCGCATTTTCAACTTTGCCACGAGGTCGTACAGAGCCACGCGCTGTGCATCCGTCCGGTTGTCGATGCCCTTGGGGTGCTGGCGGTCGATACCGCCAATCCATGCCACGTGCAGAGCCGTCGAGTTATACCCTTTCACACCATTTGCCACCTTCTCCTCCGGCCACATACGGATGATGTTGCCGTCCGTCTTCACCACATAGTGATAGCCCGGAGCCTTCCATCCCTTCGCCTTGAACTCATCCAGCAGTGACTTCTCGGTGGTCGTCGCCTGGTACGAGGCTGTGCAATGCACGAAAATCCGCTTAATCTGTCGCATAACAAAAACAATAAGAGAAGTCCCGACATTGGGGCTTCTCTTATCAGCAGGGATGCGGACGGAGGTTTACCCGCCGTTCATGGTCACACAGAACTCACGGAAATTCACGGAAATTTTTATCTATGCCGTAGGAATCCAACAATCTACCGCCCGAACTCCGATAGGATGATTTTATCCTTTGGGTCGAAGTGTTGCACGATGTCATAATTGAAACAGAATCCGCGATAGCCTGCTATAAATTTGCGTAGGATGCTTGGGCGATTGATATAGACGTTGCGAACAAACTCCTCAG